CAAAATTTGCGTTAGCAGATGATGAAATAGATTATAATCTATGGGATACAGCTCATCCTAATGGTTCAAACTATTATGGTGCTGTGATAGAGAATATGCCTTTGTTGGAATCATTTGTTGATGAAAACCAAATAATGAGATTTAAACTCATTACATTACCTAAGAATACAGCTAAGATGCCAATTCTAGAAGTACCTGCACCTAATCTATCTTTTACAGGTGCTGGTATAACACAGACCATTTCACCTAATACTAGAAATGGTGCTGATGCTGAAAGTGGATATATGTTTATATTACATGATGCTACTATTGCTAACCTAACACCTTTTGTTAGTACTACAAAGAAAAAGATGAAGAAGAAGGGTAAAGGTAAGAAATCTAAAAAAGGATTTTTTAATAAAATGGTTGGTGAAACACAAGATAAGTTAAGTATAACAGATAAGACAGTATCAGATTTACAATATAATAGTGGTGCTACTACTCCTGTATTCTTAAATGAAGAAGAAAGAAAGAAATCTATAACTCTTACTGGTAATAAAGTTAATGTTGTTTCTCGTAGTATAACAACAGAAACTTCTACCAATTTGACTGTTGTTGGTGTAGACTCTGGTGCTAGTTTTAATGTAGTCATTACGGTCAAACCATCTAAATAAGGAGTAATCAATGTCAGTATTTACAGAATTTGATTTTGAAAATGATGTAGTAGAAAATCAGAAAACAAAAATATCAAGTGGAATTTTTAGTGGTGGTTCAGGAACACTAACATCATTTTTTACAAGTTCTACACAACAGGCTACTGGTTCATTTTTATCAGTATATCATCAGGATCCAAACACAGGAGCA